AAATTGGATTCTAATTTCCCTAATAATATAGCTGTTTTTTCAAAATCATATAGTAATAAGAACTCATATGATGCGTTTAATATCCTAAATAGAAAACTACCCCAAAAACAATATTACATTACTGTAGTTCCTGATTACGTGACAGTAACATATGATTTTGTTATATCTACATATTATATGGAACAAATGAATGGGATCCTAGAGGCAATCAATTATGCTTCTGATTCATATTGGGGTGACCCTGAAAAATTTAAATTCAAAGCTAACATAGATTCATTTGTGACTAATACTGAACTCTCTACAGATGTTGAAAGAGTAGTAAAAAGTACATTTAGTGTTAGATTACATGGTTATATAATACCTGAAATAATTCAAAAAGATTTAGCATCTATAAAGAAAATATATGATAAAGTCCAAATTAATTTCTCTACAGAAACTGTTTCAAATATCAACGACATAAAATAAATAATAACATATTTATAATAAAACAAATAAATGGCTAATATCCTAAATTACCAACCTGATATACAAACTGGACTAATAATAGAAGCATCTCATGTATCTCAATCTGTAGATGCTTTTACAGGAACAGAAGCATATGATATTACTATATCTGGATCTTTAACAGTAACAGGTTCCACAAATATAAAAGACATATTAAATGTTAATGGAATTACAACATTAAAAAATACATTTAACTCATCAGGATCTATAAACCTAACAGGATCAATAAATACATCTGGTTCTACTACTATATCAGGATCATTATTTATAAAAGGAATAAACAACACACCCCAATCAGATATACTAACTATAAATTCATCAACGGGACAAGTTTACTATACTTCATCTAATACTTTTACCCCATCTGTAGCTCCCTCTGATACTTTTATCCAATATAATAGTGGAAGTAAATTTAGTGCTACTAGTAGTTTTAAATTTATATATACTTTGAATAGTTTTGAACAGGGGGATAATATAAAGACTTCTGGTCTCTATTCCCATGCTCAAGGGTACCAAACTACAGCATCTAATAATTATTCCCATGCTGAAGGAAACAGAACTATATCATCTGGTCTATATTCACATGCTGAAGGGCAATTTACAATAGCTAATGGAAATTCATCTCATGCTGAAGGATATAATACTCAAACAATAGGAAATTATTCCCATGCTGAAGGATTAAATGTTACAGCATCTGGAGATTATTCCCATGCTGAAGGTAATAGTAATAGAGCAATAGGAACTTATTCCCATGCTGAAGGTTCATTCACATCTGCAGATGGATTATCATCACATACTGAAGGTTCAGGGTCATTAGCATCTGGAATTGCTTCTCATGCTGAAGGGTATCTCACTCAAGCAACAGGAGATTATTCCCATGCTGAAGGATGGGGTACATTATCTCCTGGAAAAGCATCACATGCTGAAGGATTATCATCTCAAGCCACTAATGAATATTCCCATGCTGAAGGAGTATTAACTTTGGCCTCTAACACGGGTTCCCATTCTGAAGGGTTTTTCACAATAGCTTCTGGAAGAGCAGCTCATGCTGAAGGATCATCATCCTTAGCATCTGGAATTGCTTCTCATGCTGAAGGCTTCAGAACAACTGCTTCTTTTAATTATGCCCATGCTGAAGGAGCTACTAATTTAGCATCGGGGTTTGCATCTCATGCTGAAGGATTAAATAGCATAGCTACTGGATCTTATTCTCATGCTGAAGGGAATGCTAACATAGCTTTTGGGTTTGGATCTCATGCTGAAGGGCATTTAACATTAGCATCTGGAGTTTCTTCCCATGCTGAAGGATTAAGTGTTACTGCATCTGGAGATTATTCCCATGCTGAAGGGCATTTAACATTAGCACAAGGGCTTTATTCCCATGCTGAAGGATACCAAAACAAAGCTATAGGTACTTATTCCCATGCCGGTGGGGCTTTTAGTACAGCCAATGGATATGGCTCATTTGCTTTAGGAGGAGGAGTATTAACAGCACAAGGCAATCCAGGTGTCCACCAATTTGCTGTAGGATTATATAACAGCACAAGCTCTGGATTTAGCTTCGTAGTAGGTAATGGATCCGACTTTGCATCCCCATCAAACGCATTCAGAGTTTCAAGCTCAGGTGAATGCTTTGCAGGAAGTACATTCACAAATGGTGGTGCTGATTATGCTGAATATTTTGAATCATATAACGGACAGTCTATTCCTTTAGGTACAATAGTTGAACTAACAGGTAGCTATATTAAAATATGTGAAACAACTGAAAATGCAATTGGTGTTATATCAAACAAGCCAAGTATATTGGGTAACAGTGATGAAGGGACGGGTGATGAATGGGTAGGAAAATATGAAAAAGATGTTTGGGGAAATTATATAATGGAAGAATACCAACAAGAATTTGTAGTAGGATTAGATAATGATAATAATGAAATAGTTGATACTTATACCTTCTCTAAAAGAAAAACCAACCCAGAATATAACTCTTCTATAGAATATACCCCAAGATCTGAAAGACCAGAATGGAATGTTGTGGGATTGTTAGGACAAATCAAAGTTCTTAAAAACCAACCTGTACCAAGCAGATGGATAAAGATGAAAGATATAGATAATAATATAGCTTTATATTTAGTAAGATAATTATAACATATTTATAAATAAAAAAATAATGGAAAAAAAAGTTTTAACCCAAGAAGAAATAGAAAGTATAAAAAATTTACGTTCTAAACTCCAAGACATTACATATTCATTAGGGCAATTAGAAATCCAATTGATGGATATAAATTTAGAAAAAGAAAAAATAAAATCGATATTTACATCTATTCAAAAACAAGAAAAAGAATTAGCAGAACAATTAGAAGAAAAATATGGAAAAGGAACTATTTCTTTAGATACTGGAGAATTTCTTCCTATATAAATGTTTTTGAGGGAAAGATGCATATTTATTATTGTATAATTTAAATAAAATAAATCAAATAACATGGCAGAAGTACTTATTTCCCCTGGTGTATTAGCTAGAGAAAATGATCAATCCCAAATTACATCACAACCCGTACAAGCTGGTGCCGCTATTATAGGCCCTACAGTAAAAGGTAAAGTTAATGTACCTAAATTAGTCACTACTTATAGCGAATATACAGCAAATTTTGGTGACACTTTTACTAGTGGATCAGACCAATATAGTTTCTTAACATCTATTTCTGCATATAACTATTTCCAAAATGGTGGTGCATCATTAATAGTAACTAGAGTACAATCAGGAAGCTGGAGTCCCGCAACATCATCTTTTATATCTGCTTCTTTAGGTTCATTAGGAGCGGCATTTACTCTTGAAACATTGAGTGATGGAGTTATCATGAATAGTACATCAACTGAAATTTCAGGTGCACTAGCAAGTGGAAGTTTAGATAATTTAAGATGGGAAATTGTAAATCCAAATACATCATCTGGTGTATTTTCTTTATTAGTTAGAAGAGGAGATGATAATAATAAAGTAAAAACTATATTAGAAACATTTCCTAATGTATCATTAGACCCTAAAGCCTCAAATTACATTTCTCGAATAATCGGTGACCAAACATATACTGTAGTAGGATCAGGAGCAACAGCATACTTACAAGCAACTGGATCTTTTCCAGTAGCATCAAAATATGTAAGAGTAAAATCTGTAAACCTAAAAACCCCAGAATATTTTGATAACAATGGACTTGCAAAATCTCAATATACTGCATCTATCCCAATTGCTCAAAGTGGAACATTTGGTGACGCTACTGGCAATATAGTAGTAAGCAACCAAAATATGTACCAAAATATTAGCAATACTAATACTCAAGGATTAGTTGGAGATAATTATGCAACAGCTATTGCTTTAATGTCAAATGCCGATGAATACAAATATAACATAATTACGGCTCCTGGATTAATTCAAGCTAATGGAAATCAAGCATCACAACTTAATAATTTAGTTTCTAACACAGAAGATAGAGGAGATAATATTGTAATATTAGATCTTGAAAATTATGCATCTACAATAACAGCTACTATAGGTACTGCAGCTGGAGTAGACACATCATATGCTGCGTCTTATTGGCCATGGGTACAAATTACTGATCCTAGCACTCAACAATTAGTATGGGTACCAGCATCAACATTAATACCTGGAGTATATGCTGCTAACGATAGGACAGCTGAAGCGTGGTTTGCACCAGCCGGAATTAATAGAGGTGGATTAAGAATAGTAAGACAAGCTGAAAGAAAATTAGCAGTAGCTGATAGAGATGCTTTATATACTGGAAAAGTAAATCCTTTAGCTACTTTCCCTGGACAAGGCGTAGTAGTTTATGGACAAAAGACATTGCAATCTCAAGCAAGTGCTTTAGATAGAGTAAACGTTAGAAGATTATTGATTGAACTTAAATCATACGTATCTCAAGTAGCTAATACTTTAGTATTTGAACAAAACACAGCAGCTACAAGAAACCAATTCTTAAGCCAAGTAAACCCATACTTAGAATCAGTACAACAAAGACAAGGTCTATATGCTTTCAAAGTAGTAATGAATGATACTAATAACACAGCAGATGTGATTGATAGAAATCAATTAGTAGGTGCAATTTACTTACAACCTACCAAAACAGCAGAATTTATTTATCTTGACTTCACATTGCTTCCTACAGGCGTAACTTTCCCAGGATAATATAAAAAGTATAAAAACATGTTTTTTTAATATTTATAAATGAACAAAAAAATAAAAAAATAAAATGGCAGTATTAAACCCAAATGAAATCTTCTTCACCGCTTTCGAACCGAAGCAAGCGAATCGATTCATACTTTACATCGATGGTATTCCTTCATACATAATAAAAGGAATGGGCGCTGTTAGCTTAACCCAAGGAACTGTAGAATTAAACCATATAAACGTTACCAGATATGTTAAAGGTAAAACTAAATGGAATACAGTACAATTTACCCTATTTGACCCTATTACTCCTGCCGGTTCACAAGCCGTAATGGAATGGGTACGTTTACATCATGAGTCGGTTACAGGCCGTGATGGATATTCTGATTTCTATAAAAAAGATCTAACAGTAAATGTATTAGGTCCTGTAGGAGATGTAGTATCTGAATGGGTATTAAAAGGATGCATTATTACTGAAGCTAACTTTGGTGATTATAACTGGGATACTGTTGATACTGCTGTAAATCTTACAATGACCGTTCAGCCTGATTTTTGTGTTTTAAATTTTTAGAGTACAACCGGACTGCTGTACATATAATTAAAGAAATGCCCACAGAAATGTGGGTTTTCTTATTTTATTTCATATATTTATGACAAAGTAACAAATAATGAAACTAACAGAATTACGCCAAATCATTAGAGAAGAAATTACAAAGGTATTAACAGAAAATAAATATGAAATAATTGATCCTCAACAAAATGAGCAATCATTAAATAATATATTAGATGCAATACAATTGCTAAATAATAATGGGTTACAATTAACTCCTGAAGACAAAAGCGGCCATTACTCAGGTGGATATAAACATATTAATTCAATGTATGTTAATAGTCCATTATCATTTGATATACTAATAAGAAAAGCTAATAATGTGTTATTCCAAAATGATATGGAACATTTGAGAATTATTGAAGTGCCTTTATCAAATTAATACAGAAATGTAAGTTTTCTTTTCTTCTCATATATGTATATCCGACAATAAAGTTATAACAAAATTAAAAATTTATGAGTGAATTTAAGTTCCCTACAGAAACAATAGAACTACCTTCAAAAGGCTTATTATATCCCGAAGGTCATCCTCTAGCAGGAGGAAAAATTGAAATGAAATACATGACGGCACGTGAAGAAGATATTCTAACTAATCAAAATTATATCCGACAAGGTATTGTTATTGACAAGTTACTCCAATCCATGATTATAACCAAATTTGACTATAAAGTTCTATTAGTAGGAGACAAAGATGCCATTATGCTAGCCGCTCGAATACTAG